GTATGATGTTTATTACACCACCGCTGGAGGCCCTTGGTTCAACAGCGGTGCTGATATATGGGTAACCGAATGGATAAAAGAAGTGGCACCACATTTAGAAGTGAAGCCGCTTCTTTTATTTCATAGAAAAAAACCAGATAATTACGAAGAATTTCCAATTGATATTGACCACATTTGGGAAACAAATGAATTAGAGATTGATAAAATCCTAAAAGGTGCAAGAAAAATTCATATATTGCACGGACATTACACACCAACAACGGCAATTCATAATAATTTAGATAAAATAGATTCAATTGTTTTTCATAATTTGACAAAGGTTTCAATGATTGGTCAAATGGGAAAGGATGAGTATCTTCATTGGTATGGAAATTGGGAATGGGAAACCGAATTAATAAATAAAATTAAAAATAAAATTTGGGTAGGACTATATCATTTTCCTTATAAAACCGATAATTTACATCATATCCCAAATAATTATACATTTAATGCAAATAGAGAATTATCAAAATCTGAAAAAATAGGTTTTGCAGCTAGAGCAGAGGGTAGAAAAAATGTAGAGTATATTGATGGATTAGATTCTATTATATTTACAAATTCAGATACATTCAGCAAATATTACAGAAAAAAATATGGATACGGATTCGAAAAATCAAAGGTTTATAAATTTGATTACAAATATAAAGAAAGGTTCTATGGACTTGATTGGGGGATATCTCATTCTTGCTTTGAATATGAACCATTCGGATATGGGATATTTGAAGCAGTTGATTGGGGAAAACTTCCAATACTACATGAAAAATGGAACGTTCCACTTGATTATAAATACAAAGCGATTGACAAGGAAACATTTAAGCAGACCTACGAAACGATTTGTAAAGATGATTACGAAACCCGTAAAAGGGAGTTTCAAAAGTTGAAAGATTGGATGATAAATAACTTTTCAAATAAAGAAGTGTGGAAAGAAAAACTTTTAGATATTTATAATGGATTATAATCATTAGAAAATGGCAAGAACAAACTTATCATTAGGTAACTTATATAGAGCAGTAAGTGGTTCCGCAAGACCAGGAGCTGTATCAATAAGCGGTTTAAATGGTGGCGGAAGTAATATTAGTATGATTGGATTTGCAACAGATGCAATCACAATTACACCACCAACATACACATATATTGTAGAAAGTACAACCGAAAATGCACAATTTTCATTTGCATTAACTGGTTCTTCATTTTATAATAAAGTACAACAACAATTAGCAAATTTTCAATGCTCATTTAATAATGCAAACTTTTCAACAGGCTCAAATGCATTTGGAACCGGCCCAACCGTTATACCAATTACACCTGCCGGAATAAACGCATCAAATTATTCAGAAGCATCTTCAGTTTTAACTATGAAATATGTGGATGGGTATAACTTGAACGCTACAAATTACAACACAACAACTACTAAAACATTATATGCGGTTGATGTATATAACACTATTAACCAGCCTGACTTTTGTTTATTATTTGGAACAAAAGTTACAAAAATAGACGGCTCTGTTATTAATGTAGAAGATTTAGCTATAGGGGATGTTATTAAAGCATGGTCACCAACTGGATTACCTGATGAAAATTTACCAATCGAAACGGATAGTGTTGATTGGAGGTTTTATTTTCAAGAGTTTGCGGATGGAAACTATGCTGAAGTAACTGTTAAAGATATCGTATTCAATTTTGCAAATGGATATTATTCAATAAATAATGGTTTAATAAAAGCAACAGGAACTCACCCAATTTACATATGGGATAGTGAAATAGAAAAATATAGATTTAAAAATATTGAAGATATTTTACCTGGTGATTTAATAGTAACATATGATGAAATTGCAGGTATTTCTGAAATAGAAGTAACAAATAAAGAGATAATTACGGATGATGTTGAAATCGTAACAATAAATGTAGAAGATGCCGATGTTTATTTAGCTAATAATATTATATCACACAACAAAGGTACAACTACACAACCATTTATACCATCATCGGGTTTAAGAATGTATTTAGACCCATCTAAAGCTCGTTCTTTTCCGGCGGATGCATTACCATCAACAGGAACACCTACAACAGATTGGTTAGACCTTTCAGGTTATAATACAGGTGTAAGACCAGCTGGTGTAACCAATTCAGCAGGATATAGTGGAACATCACCTGCATATAATAATGGTGCAACTAGAATTGATGAATATTGGACATTGGATGGTAGTGGTACATATTGGTTCAAAGACCGTAATTCAAATATCAATGGTGGTATAACACAATTTGATACATCGGCAATGACATTTATTGCATGGGTAAGAATGACAGCAAATCCAGGAGCAACTTATGGATGTTTGTTCTCTAAATCAGGAGCAGATAGAGATTATAATTTCTATTTATATTCATCAGGCGCATCTGCCTGGGATGGGTTTCATTTCTCATCAGCAAGAGGAACTTGTTCAAATACCGTACAAACATTTACAGCACCGGCATTAAATACATGGCATATGGTTGCATTTACAATATCAGCAGCTGCCGGAATAACATATTATTTAAATAGAAGTAGTGTAGGTACAGGTACAATGTCAGCATTTACCGCAACATCATCATACGATATTAAATTGGGTAGAGATGATAATTACGCAAAATGTCAATTAGGGCCGGTTTTATTTTATAATACCGTATTGACAACTGCGGAAGTACAACAAGTTTATGATTATTTCCAACCAACATATAGACCTTAATTGTTGTTTTGGAATAAAACTTTATATTTATATTGAGAATTATAAATTTTAAAATTAAGCATATAAAATGGCAGAGAAATTAGTATCACCAGGCGTATTTACGAAAGAAAACGACCTTTCATTTTTACAACAAGGTATTGCTGATATTGGTGCAGCATTCATAGGACCTTTCAAAGAGGGACCATTAGTACCTACAATTGTTAATTCACAAGCTGAATTCCAAAGCTTATTCGGAACAGTTGATGATACCTACTACACTCCTTTGGCAGTTCAAAACTACTTAAGAGAAGCAGGTGTTGCAACAATTTGTAGAGTAGCTGGCACACAGGGATATACCGAAAAATTACCAATAATGTTAGTAGCATCTAGCGGTTCTTTTTCAGGATCATTAGGTGTATTATTTAATACAACAGGAAGTGCACTTGGATTTGCAGATGCAGTTTTATCTGATAAAAATGGTGGTGGTGATTTTTCAATTACCGGTACTGGTTTAGGATATAGCGCATCGGTAGAATTGGCAGATGTTGATGATATTGAATCAGTATTTGGTACTTCTCCATATGGTTCAAAAGCAGCATATTCATACGCATTCTTTAAAGAAAACGGATTTTTATATAATACAGGCTCTTATACATTATCAGGTGCTGATGGAATCGGAACAGGTTCAGTTACAGCATCATTTGGACAATATATAAGTGCTAGTTTAGTAGTATTGGGTAATCAATCATTTAGTGGTTCATACGGAACAGGCGAAGCATGTGAGGCATTATCACCAATGATTCAATCTCAATTGATTAGTGGTGAAAGATATAATCTTTTCCAATTTGAAACAATTGCAGCTGGTAATTCAGCAAATACAAAAGTTAAAGTTGCAATTACAAATGTAAAAGCAGCAGGAACATCGGCAGGTACGGATTATGGTACATTTAACGTAGTAGTAAGAGCATTCGGAGATACTGATAAAAAGAAAAATGTATTAGAAAACTTCTCTAATGTTAATTTAGACCCTAATTCTCCAAACTATATTAGTAGAGTAATTGGTGATAGAAAGAGAACTATTAATCCAGAAGGTAAAGTAACAGAAAACGGTGATTGGGTAAATCAATCAAAGTATATTAGAATTACAAATGTAAATGCAAATGCACCTGTACAAGCAGTACCATTTGGACATGATAAATATAAATTGTTTGTAAGAGCAGGAGCACAATCAGAAGCTGCAAATGCAACAACGTTTGCAAATTTTATACCAAGAGTAACATTTTCAACAGCATCTGTATCGGATTCAACAAAAATGAGTGGTATTGATTTAGATAATAACGCTGATAATAAAATATACATGAAACCAGTTCCTAATAACGCAGGAAATGGTGCAAACGCTGTGTTCTCATTAGATACTATTTGTGGATTAGTATTAAATCCTCAATCACAAACTGCAAGTGATATAGCAAAAAGACAATTTGTTGTAGCATTCCAAGAAGGTTTTGATGGATATGCACCAAATACAAACGCAGAAGATATAAACCCAGCATCGACAGCAGGTAAAGCAGCATACGCTAAACACATATCAGCTTTATCAAATGCAGATGAATATGATATTAATATGGTTGTTGCACCACACGTTAACAGAGCACACCATAGTTCAGTTTGGACTTCAATTCTTGATATGGTTGAACAAAGAGCAGATGCATTCTTCATCGCAGATGCAGGAAATGCAGGAACAAATTTATCGGATACAGTAGGACAAGCAGAAGCAGTAGATTCAAACTACGCAGCAGTTTACTATCCTTGGGTTAAAACGATAGATGTAAACACAAATAAACTTATCACAGTCCCACCTTCAGTATTATTACCTGGTGTATTCGCAGCAAACGATAGAGTAGCAGCAGAATGGTTCGCACCAGCAGGTTTGAATAGGGGTGGTTTAATAGGAGCAGTAAGTGTATTGGATAAAGTAACTCAATCAGAAAGAGATACATTATACGAAGGTAAAGTAAACCCAATCTGCCAGTTCCCTGGACAAGGTATCGTAGTATGGGGTCAAAAAACTTTACAAGATAAACCATCAGCTTTAGATAGAATCAACGTGAGAAGATTGTTATTGACTGTTAGAAAGTATATCGCTTCAACTTCAAAATATTTAGTGTTCGAACAAAACTCCGCTGAAACAAGAAATAGATTCTTAAACATTGTTAATCCTTATTTAGAGGGAATCCAACAAAGACAAGGTCTTTACGCTTTCAGAGTAGTAATGGATGAAACAAATAACACACCAGATGTAATTGATAGAAACATCCTTAAAGGAGCTATCTACTTACAACCAACAAAGACAGCTGAATTCATTCAAATTGATTTCAACAT